GCGCTGCTCCATCTGCCACCTTCTATATAACTTCCGCCAACTGCCATAGGGTAAGGATATTGTCTATCACAAGAAACCGCCTTTAGAAATCCAACGTATGCGCTCTCATACTGCGTTGAGAGCTGGCAAACTATAATTACCCTATAAGTATTAGCAGAGAACCAATAAGCCACTCTTACACCCTCTGCAAGAGGTATACAAGGTAAACTGCCTATTTCTATCCCCCCCGGCTGTTCTTCCCAGGACAAATTTGCATCGTATCCGGCAAAACCATTAAGCAAAATGTCGGTTTGTCCGCTATATGTTGCAGATGCTTTAATTTTAAATCCAATAAATATTGAATCAGTACCATCTCCAACACCTTCGAGAATAACATCATTTGTTATGTCATTTATTGTTGATGGATATTTAAGCGCCCATGCTTTTCCAGTGCCAAAAATTGTTTCATCTGTTAGAAAGGTAGCAAGCGCTTTTACAAGCGCCGTTACCGATATTGCCGATCCTGATATACAAGCCATTTAAAATCACTCCTATAGTCTTTTTATTATTCCCTTATTCCCATTGATGACATTTATAATTGTTCTTGCTCCATCCGTAGAATTAAGATAATTCGCTATCTGATTTGGATCATGCAAATTAACTATTTTAACAGGAACGCTTACATTATTTTTTGTCAAACTTTGGTTCTGAAGAACGCTACTTGCTAACGAACTTGCGCCATCAGATATATCACCACCACTAGCATAGTTTGATAATGATTTAGGGTTAATTCCTTGATTTATCAAGTCTAAAGTATCTTTGCCTACTGTATTTACTCCCAAACCGCTAACCATATACTCGCCATTTGCTACACCCATAAATTTTTTATATCGTCCAGAATATGCAAGTATACTATCACTAGTCGCGGTTCCTGGGCCTTGAATTAATCCGGTTCCAATATCACCACCGCTTGCAAAAGCTCCGCTTGCTTGTAGTGGCCCTTGAATAGAAACTCCGCCAAGTGATGGTCTTGTACTATTATTATCAGATCCAAAAAATGTATTCATAAGGCTTTGAACAATTTGGTTAGAAAATATTTTATTGACTTCGCTCAATACAGCTAGTGCTAAATTGCCAATTGCTTTTAGCAGATTATTGCAACTTTCTGTACCATTTTCAAAAAATGTTGTGAGTCCATTTTCTAAACCTTGTTTTGCAGCTCCTCTTACTTTGTCAAACTGATCCGGAAGTTTTCCCATCGTGTCAGAAAGTCTTGAAGCATATAAATATTCTTTTGCCAATGCTGGGTTATTGGCCCATTCAGCTTGAGCAGCTTGATAATAGGCTTGTGAAGTTTGTTGATTTACTTGCCTATCATATTGCATTTCTTCTTGCTTTTTTTGGCCTGTTGTTAATGATGGATTTTTTTCTATAGATTGTTTTACATAATCATTGATTTTTTTTATTTGAGATAGCGTACTTTCTAACATTGTGGATACATATGAATAAACAGAATTTATTTCTTTTTGAATACCATTAGCAATCGTTTTAAGGCCCATAGCTTTTGCTTGTGATAATTCGCTGTTTAAATTATATAGCGTTTCTTCCGTATCGAAAAGATATCTATTCATCGATGCAGCATATTCTTTATATGCATTGTTTGGATTTATAAGGCGAAGATTGTCTTTTTGAGAAAACTGTATGTTTGTCAATTGCTCTGAAGTTTGTTTTATTTGTGCCTGAAGCATTTCAACTTGATTCTGTTTGTTTATTGCGTCTACTGCTTCTGTATATCCTCCGGAAGATAACTTGCTGATAGCCGATCTTGATGCAAGAGTATTTTTTATATCTGTAGATTGAGTATATTTACCTTGCGTTTCCAGCCATTTTTCTTTTGATGATGCTGCAAGATCATTAAGTTCCGTGTTTGAATCGACTGCTAAATTATCAAGTTCTGATAATGTATTTGCCAATGTTTGTTGTCTTGTGTTTATTTGTCCTTGTAATTCGGCAATATCCGCCTGAACATTGATGTTTTCTGCTTTTCCGGCTCCTTGCGCTGTGTTTTTTTTGCTAACTTCGCTTATTTTAACATTGAGTAAAGATATTTCCGCATCGGCCTTTGCTTGTTCAATATCTTTTCTTTTTGTTATATAAGTATTAACGTCCATTGGCTCGCCAGTTCCGGCATTAGCTCTTTTATACTGTTCTTCAACGTCTTTATTCATTCCTTCAAGTGACGCTAGATAAGTATCTGTATTCCCTTGTGCTTGCGCTTCTGCTAGTTTTATTTGAGCGTCAACAACGGCTTTTTTTTCAAGTTGCGCTTGTTTTAATGCAAGTTCGCCAGATTTATCATCTATTTTAGTATTGGTATTTTGTGTTTGTGTTCCAACACTAGGATTTTGTGCATTCATATCCAATGCTTCTTGCAATTCTGTTGAATATCTATTCGAATCAGAAGGATTTACTTGAGCGCGCATTGCATAAAGTTGTTTTAAAAATGTTTCATCGTCCATTTGTGTGAAATCTTCTATGCCATTATTATTTTTAATTTTATCGATGATATTTTCATATCCGGAACCACCATGTTGAATCGAAGTTGAAAATACTGCTTCTTGAACTGCTCGCCCTCTTTGATCTGCATATAATCCACCGTATGAAGCTTCTGGATCATAATACTGTTCTTTAGCAAATTGTTCATAAGCATTCTTAAATGAATCTCCATATTTTGATACTACATCTTTCCAGCGATTTGTATAATCAAAGCTTCCCGGCGAAAGTCCTTCGAATTCATATCCTGCATCATATCCTTGATCTTTAAGCCATTGAACAAACCTAGAAACGGTACCGCCTGTACTTCCATCTTCATCTTTTGATGTAAATTGATATTTACCATATGAATTACCGCCTGCGTCACCCCATGATTCACCAGTTGATACAGTATCGTAATCACCTTCATGAGCAGCTGAAAGAGATCCCCAACCGGGAGGGCTTGCAGACGTTTTACCTTTGTTTGCAAGCTTATTTGCTTTATCGCTTGTTGAACTTACTTTATCAATTAATTTTTCAATCGCCCACCCTGCTGCAACTGCTCCAAGTCCTATGAGTGTAGATGATAAAAATGCTCTCATAGATAATTTGCAAATATCAATAGCACCTGTAAGACCGTTGAACGCCCTGCTTGCTGTAGTGGCTCCGGCTGCCGTTTTAACCCCTGCTTCCATACCTGCCGTACCAACTGCCCTAGTTGCAATTTCCGCTTCGATAGAAGCCATTTTAAACGCATTCATATATCCAACCATTTTATTGATAATAACCCACGAAGCAATCGCTCCAACAATTCCATTTATATTTTCTGCTACGCTCCTTGCTATACCAGATACACCACCAAATATTGATAAAAATTGACTTGTTGCGTTGGCACCTTTCCACATATTACCAGCAAGTATTTCAACATCCGTTTGTAATTCTTTAGCAGCAGATAGAACAGATGAATTAAACATTATTTTCCCTGTAGCTTCATCAGTTACAAACAATTCCTTGTTTAAGTCTTGAATAATTACTTTTACATCATTAAATGATTCTTCGTATGCGCTACCAGATGCCTGACTAAATCTTGATTGAAAACTTTCAACCGTTCCTGTCATTGAATTCTGCCATGCTCCACTTGCAAGATCATTTATACCTGACATTTTACCCATTAAATAACCGTAAAGACCATCAACTTTAGTTTTTGCATTTTCTACATCAGCATTTGTGATGCCTAAACTTTTTGATACTGTCGCATCTTGATTAATGGTACCTGATATCATCGCCCTTAATTCTTGTGCAATCTGTATGTTATTACCTTGTGGCCCTAAAATTGTTTTTACTGCTTTTGTTCCAACTGTAGCAAGACCAACAATTTGTTCTAGCGTCATTTTTGCCTGTAAAGATGGCGCGAGTATCGCCTGAAAAGCAGTAGCTAAATCTTCAGTTTTTAAGCCGACCGTAACTGCTTTTTGATTAATCATAGCAAGAGCGTTATTTGCTAATCCAAACGCTGTATTTATATCTGTAGCCTTGCCATTCCATGTTGTCATAGATGCCAGCACACCAGCAATACCCATCCTGTACGTTTCCATCTGCTGGTCAAACCCAAATCCTGCGCCAAATATAGATTTCAACGTTTCTCCAACGGTTTTAGCAATATCAATAATTCCATACATAGATACGGTTATTTTGGATAATGTATCAAGAAATGAACCGCCGGAAGAATTTGCAGTTGAAAATATATCTCCAATAGACCTGACTTCAGGAGTTTTTGCTGACGATCCAATAGATCCGCTTGTTCGTTGATTTACATTTACAGATACAGTTTTATTGCTTAAAGAATCAATCATACGAGATAAATTGCTTATTTCGTTTTTTGCTTCGCCAGTTGCAGCCGAAATATTTACAGATTTTCCGGTCAATGCTTTTAGTTCGTTTTTTAATACGGATAATTTTTCAATTGTTTTTTCAGTTGAAGAATCTATTATTATCTTTTTACCTGTCAGCTTATCAATATTGGTCTGTAATGTTTTTATAGATGATATCGCTTTTGCTATATCGGCACTGACGGTTATTGATATATCATTACCAGCCATTAAAATTCCCCTTTCTAAAAGTAAAGGGTGGCATTAGCCACCCACTAAAATTGTAAGTTTTACTCTTTATTATTCAGTTATTTTTTTTATATATTCGCTCATATCTTTCTTTTCGGCCCAAACTGCTGATCTTATGTCGTTAATATAATTTATCCGGTGAACGATTGATTGTTCATAGAAAAAAGTAATCTGGTCAAGAGTATAATTATTAATATCTTCAAGCCTGTGATGATCGTTGATTAAGCTTGATATGACCTTATTTATTTTTTCTATTTCTTTTTCTAAACGTTTTCTTGCTGACTTTGGTTTATATATTCCGCTTTCATTTCCTTTATCTTTTGCGAAATAAATTCCATAAAAAAACTATAGTTTTCCTGCACAATCGCAATTATTATTGCAATTGCTTTTTTATAATCAAAATCATATTCCTTATTCATAAGATCCTCAAATGTTATTTTGGTATAAAGCGAAATAAGCTGACAACAACTTTCAACATTTTTGCCAACTGAAACAGCTATTGCTTCTATCAATTCTGGTGAGAATATAATCTCATTTGTTCTCCTGTAAGTTGTCTCTCCACCTTCTTCAACCGGATCAATTGTTTCTATTTTGAATTTAACTTCTTTCAAAACATCATTCATCGCAGCACCAAAATTTGCAATTACATTTGTCATCTTAACCATATCGGAAAAATGAAACGGAGATATATATACATCTTCGCCCTTAAATGTAATATTTTCAACTTTTGTTTGATTATTGAATATTTTTACCAAGTTCCTTTTTGCCATTTGTATTCCTCCTAAAATTTTATATCTATATTATACCATAAAAAAAGAAGCGGATATATATCCGCCCCTCATTTTGTTATGCCGGAATGTATTGCATAAGAAATCTGGGATTGTCAGGATGATTGTAATCATCATCAAGAACAGATGCTTTGATCTGAAACGTTTCAAAGTCTTCTGCAATCTGATTCATATCGCCTGTAGGAGATAATTTTACTTTCCACCAGTCAATAACTTTTCTCTTACCATATGTCGGATCGCCAACAAAATACAAATGAGCTTTGATATTCGATTTGCTGCCACCAACTGTTGGAATTGTCTTTGCCGGAACTGTATAAGAAATTAAGCAGTTTGTTCCAGCATCAAGAATCGAAGCAGTATCCTTTGTATAGTATACACCGCCAGCAAGTTGAGGTAATGTATAATCAAAATCAGCTCCTTTGACAAGATTAGTCGTTGCCGAAGCTGCAACAACAGAGAATTTAAAGATATCATCAAGCTCAAAGTATCCACTTACTCCTACATCAAATGTAGCAGTTATACCGTTTTCAAGCGTCATAGCACCGGAAACGATGGTAACATCTGCACTGTAAGTTCCTGCTGATCCTTTTTTCCACTGGAATTTAGCTCCGGTTAAAGCGCCAGCAGTTGTATTCATTGCTGTGATCTTGATATAATAATCTGCATTATCAGTACCGGAATAAGTTCCGCCTGTCGTAATTGTTCCTGTCGATGCAATAGATCCGCCCTGTGTCGATAAAGTAGCAGCACCAACGCTTGCCACTGTCGGATCAATTTTCTTTATCGTTAAAGCTGTTACTCCAAGATAAGGTATTCTGAAATATCCGGCAGGTGTAAGTGTAACAGGTAAATCAGTTACGGTTTTTGCTGCCTGGGTAGTTGTTCCGGTTTCACCATATAACGCAAGCGCAACGTTAAACGGTGAATATTCCTGCAATGTAATGGTTAAAGTCTGATCGAGTTTAACATCGCATTCAGCATATTTTGTTCTTGATGCTTTCATTGAATTATATTTTGAAACAGTTGTTGGGGTTGTGTTCATTGCAGCACTTTCGGTATTGCCTAAAGGTCGCATTACACCTTCAACACCATCATCATCAATGAGAGCGACATAATACATGCCAGCGCCGATTTCAAGCAAATCAGAGCTAGGCGAATTATTTGCGAATCGTTGTAAATCAAATTTGAAATTCATCAATAATTCCTACTTTCTTTCCAATTTATTTGTAAAGCTTGTGAGAATGTGGCCCACGGAGTACCAAACGATATTCCGCTTATAGCGGTTGATATGTTAACCCCGATAGAAACGGAATCCTTTATATCTAAAGGCAATCTAAGAAATATGTTTGTCATATTTTCTTGTATTGCAGAAATTTGTTTACATACTTTTTCTGTATCTTTTTCATCTGTACGATAATACACGTCAATATAAACAATTATATTACCATCGCGCATTGGCGCAAGTTTTATATCGCCCTCGCCTTGTGCCGATATTTCAATTGAATTTTTTTTTGAATTTCGTGTTGATCCAAGACTGCCGATGATAATATCCCAATCATGAAAGACTGTATTACCATCTATACCATTGATTATATTACCATCTACATCAATACAATTAATTAATGTTTGCTGAATTTGCTTACAAACCGGAAACCATTTGAAAATCATTGCGTCACCCTCTCAAAAAAGGAATGTTTATAGGGTATGCTCCGTTTTCAACGATTGGCAGTCCGTGTTCATCAAGTTTAGGGCCACCCCTGAAATCTTCAGCTACTAAATTCAATTGAGCCTGTGCGACTTTTTCTTCATAAATTTCCCTTTTTAGTTCATATGCGTCTTTTCCGTCTTTTCCGTCTGCTCCTGTCATTGTAGACAAGTTTAAAGCAGCTTCAGTAAGTGCTTTATATTCAGCAAGTTTTTTAATTTTATATGGTACCGGGTCAATTTTTATTTCGCCAGATTGAACACCATATCTTTTAGCCAAATCATCGATAAATGAAGTTGATGAAAGTATACAATCATCTGTTATTTTACCAATTAATAATCCATCTGTTATATCGTCTACAGAAAAATAAGCCACTTATATATTCACCGCCTTTTTAACACTGTCCGCAATTATTTTACTTACCGCATCAGCTCTTAAAGTTACCGCTTCATAAAGAAAAGCGTCTCTTTTTATACCGCTGACCATATGGCCTTTTGAAAAGCATCGTTTCCCTGTGTATGGATCTATCCATGATAAAGCCTTTGCGTTTTTAGGTGGTCCAACAAAATGACTTTTTGTTCCGCCATGAATAAACTTACCGTATGGGGCTTTGCCTAAATCAAGATAAACGGCAGCAACTACAAAACCGCTGTTACTTACTGTTTCTGTTTTATCTACTGACCATTCAAGATAACCGCTGCGAGATAAGAACCGATGGCGTGCCTTTGCAAAATCACGAATTATAGTAGCTGATTGAGTTACCCCTTTTGTTACTTCTGTTAAAAGATTATCGTGGATTTTTTGAAGTCGCTCTAATCCCCTAGAAGCATCAATTGACACATCAATCATTTATTATTTCTTCGATCCGCGAAGACCGCTTTTGTTTTCTGGTTCTGCATCAGGTGGCAAAGTTTCCGGTTCTTTTTCTGCTTCCGGTTCTTTTTCCGGTTCTATATTCGCAATAGTATAACCGTTCTTTTCTGCATTTTCTACATCAAAATGATTGATAAGAACAATCCTACCGCTTTCTTCATGTTTCATCCTCACCGTTTTAATCGGATTTTTATTAATCATAAATATTTCCTCCTAAGTAAAAAGGCTCGTGAGAGCCTTTATTTATTCTATGAATCTGCAAGCGAGTTCCGGCTGAATCGTCTTGAAACCGCAAAGCATATCAATCGATACTGTGTCAGTTTTATGAACGTTATCGTATGACTGAACAACGCGAAGGCCAAGACCGTTATAATTGATATATGAAGACAGTGCATTCCCCATTGGCTGCGCAAGCTGTCGACTAACCATTGCAAAAGCGTGCTGGTGGAAAGCAACATTAGCTGTATGAGCACCAACAATCGTAATCGTTGCACCAGAAGCCCACGCAACCGCGTTAGAAGGTGAGAACGTCAATGTTCCTGCCGTTGCATTAGGTGTGCTATCAGCGGAAACGACATATTTATTTGGATCACCTGCTACCGTAAATATATCGCCCTGTTTAATTACTCCGCTCATGCCTGTACCTGCAAAAGATATCGTTGAATTACCTATAGCAAGTGTTGTAGAAGTCGCTACAGCAGTTCCGGCAAATGTCGAGCCGATTTCAGCCACGTTCTGATCCATAAAAATATCAAATCCGTATTTACGACCAAGCGAAGCATTTGTCATTGCGTCAGTCGTGCCAACCTGATTGTATGATGTAAACTGTTCAAGAGCTAAAAGTTCTTGTTCCTTAATCGGATCGATGACAAGTGAACGACCATCCATCGGCACTTTGTTCTGATTCATTACTTTGCGTAAAAGCGTAATATCAGCAGCAGAAGTCGTTGCTGCACCTTTAGTTCCAATGTAATAAGGAACCGATTTTACCTGATCGAGAATGCGTTTATCGATGTCTTGTGCAAATGCCCTCATAGCTGGCTGCAAGAACTGTGTGCTGAAATCAGAAATGTTCAATGCCATATCGCGAGACGTTACTGCAAAAGAAACATCAAGCAATTTATCCATAACGACAGGAACACCAGTTTCTTTTGCGTCCTGAACAACAATTTCAGTCGAGAATTCTTTTACTTCGAACGTTGTAGGTTTTCTGATTGTGATTGTATCGCCAACATTGGCAAATTCCATAGAATAATCGTGGTACACCATCGGAAACATTACCATGTTATTCTGCAAAACCATCAAAGATTCTCTTGCTATGATCGATGGTGTTAAAAGTGTATTAGCCATTTTATCAAATCCTTATTTTTATTTGACCCGATTACTGTATTTTTCCTTCTTTTCTGCACTTGTTATATTCTTCTTGACTCATATTTTCAACGTCAAGCATTTTAACTTTGCCACCGTAAGAACTTCCCGATCCGGGCCGTCCGGGATTACTTACAAAGTCAGGGTTCGTTTCGAGAAATGACTTAATTCCTTCGGAAAGAGGAACATCGCCCGATTCAGTTGCATATAGGAAACCTTCACCAGATTCATCAAGTTTAATGTTTCCTTCAACAATTTTAGATAAAAGTTGTGGCTTAATTGCGTTATTTGCAACAAGTTCTTTTGTGATCGCGTTTTCACGCATGTATGAAATACGCTTCTGTTTTTCCGCTTCAGCCATACTTTTATTGTCGACTGCTTCTTTTTGCAACTGCTTCAGTTGTCTTTGTGATTCATTGATTTTTGCATTTAATTCAGCAACGACATTGTCTGAACTGCCGTCTTTGCTTGCTGCTTTCTTCTGCGTCTTCAATTCATCAATTTTTGCAGCGATGGTAGATTCATCCGCCTGGGATTCATCATCTACAGATAGACCAAGATGAGTCATGAGAGCATTCATTGTCAATTTTGTTTTATTTGTTGCTTCTTCCTGTTCTCTCAATCGTCTGCGAAGACTAGCTGATTCATCATTAGTCTTTTTTTGTTTGGCAAACATAGTTTCCAATGCGACCGCTTCTTCTTCGCGCCCTTCTTCTCTCGATTTTGCAATCATTTCTTCTAATGTCATAGTTTTCTCTCCTCCTGGGATTTTATTTTTGACTTCCAGAGTCTCTAATACACTAATTATAGTATATTTTATATAAAAGCACAATATATAGTATTTAATTAAGTATAGCAAAAAGAGCCTAATATTTCATAGGCTCTTTTTGCATCGATAATGCTAGAACATTGTCGATCAATCTATTCAGGACTATTTGTGTGTAGTCCTTACTTGGGAGGGTGCACTCTGGATGTGAAGCGCACAGTAAAAGCAGCAATCAATTATATTAATTGAGTTTTTATGTCTGCTCTCAATAGCAGTTTACTGCTTTTACCGCGCGTTTCAAACGCGGTTATCCTTTGAATATTATATTACATTGAGTTATCAACTGTCAAGATTTAGCAGTGAGTTCCGCAATTTTAGCAGTTAACTTTGTTTTAAGTTTTGCAATTTCGCTTGAAATGGCTGCCTGACTTACTTCAATTGCAAGCCATTTAAAATCAAGCGCAACGGCTCCCCAAAAATCAGTATTTTTTCTTGCATCAAGAACAAGCTTCTGATATTTGTCAATTCTTGAATTGATATTTGTCTGGACAGAGTTTACTTCATCGGTAAATGCTGTAACGACTTCTTTTTCAAGTGTCAAAGAATCGATCAGTGATTCAATTGATGAAATACCAGCTTCTATTTCACTTTTAATTGTGCTCCATGCTGTACTCAAAGTATCGTCTCCATTCGCCGCTTCTGCAATTTCAGTCGTAATTTTTGTAGCCGTATCGGTTGCGGCTGCGGTTGCTTCAGATACCGTTTTTGTGATAACCTCGGCTGCTAGGACAATTTCAAGTTCTGCTGAATATCCATCTGCAATAGTCACTTGGCCGATGCCTGATGTGTAACCGTTTTTTGAAGCAGTTACAATGTATGTTTCGGCAGGAAGATCGCTGACGTTATATGATCCATCGTTGGCCGTTGTTCCTGACTGACTCGAACTTCCGATTTTGTAGCTGACTGTCGCTCCTGATAAAGCTAGTCCTAAACTTGTCTTTACTATAACCTTTAAAGATGCTCCCATTTTTATTACCTCTTTCTTTTCTTTTAATTTTTCAATCATGCATTCCAATACTTCCGGCAAATATTTGTCTGCCGCTTTTAATATATAGGGCAAGATACATTTTAATACTGGTACAAGATATTGCATTTAATCACGCTCCCTAAATTGCACCTACAATAACAGAATCGTAAAATCGTTGTGGAGCAACAAAGTCTGCTTTGAATTCTGGTAGCGTAAATCCGATCGGTCCACCAGCTTGCGTAATGCGCGTCCATGCTTCGGAACACATTACAGTTTTTTCGCCATCAGATGGCAACGGTAAGTTGAATAATGATTCGATTCCGGTTTCAATACATCCGTGGAAAGAATATAGGCAACCTAATAGTTCTCTTGCCTTTTCTTCCGCTGCATTCATATCATTTATTTTCACCGTGACAAATTTGCAATTTACTCCATCGACATATTTTGTCGGGGAATGTAACCACACACCGGGATAACGATCTTGCTCATCGCATACCCCCTGTGCTTCAAGTGTTGATCCTAAAATCAATCCTGCAACGTGAGTATATTGACCGTGTTCAACTTCTTTTATCAATTTGCTATACCACGCATCACCTTCGACAAATATATAAGTAAGTTCGCCCATATAAATTCATCCTTTCTTTTTCGTCAAAAAATATTCCACTTTTTTCGCTTGAAATATTCCATTGCATAAAGCTGATTATTCCTGTTCGTAATCAGTAATGCCAACCGCAATAGCCCGGGCAAAATCGTCTGCCCTGTTAACAAGAAGTTCTGCATCTTCATCGTTATCGATAAATGCTGTTTCCACCAATACGGCAGGAACATCAGTACAACGCAATACAGCAAGACCATTACGTTCTTTGTTTCCGCGGTCGATAGTACCTAACGCTTTTACAATGTTTGTCCGAATACAATCAGCAAGCTTACAAGCATTGCCACCGTCAATACGATATACTTCAACTTCTGTTCCTCGTGCTTCTGTGTTTGCAGCATTGCAATGAATACTTACAACAATATCAGCAAGCCAAGCGTTTGCTTCACCACATACATTTGGTAATCCTTCATGTTCTCCTGTGAGACTGTCAGACTGAACAAGCATAACTTCGCACCCAGCCTGTTCAAGATACCCCTTAACGCGTTGTCCAATGTCTAAAGCAATATCACATTCGCGAATTCCGTTATTAGGATTAACCGCCCCACTATCATAAACTACATCATGCCCCGGATTAATAAATACTTTCATTTTGTCATTTCCTCTCTTTGATGGTTTAGCTGTTCTAAACTATTTTTTAATTTGTCTGGAATTGGTATTCCTGCTTTTGCAGAATTTTCAACAATACTCAAACCTTCATTTCCCAAGAAAAACCAAATTGCTGCGCTGTGAATAATGACTTGACCAGTTGCCTGATCTAAAAAATGAGCCAATGACACCAAAAGCAAAATCATTATCTTTTTGCATATTCCCCTAAATCCTTTTTGACTGTTGAGTTGACTGCCTGAATTTATATATGCAGCCATTATTCCGGATATGTAGTCGATTGCCATTGCAAATACAAGTGCTTCCAATGCGCCATCCCACGGCCCAACTACATAGCAAAAAACAGTTCCAATTGCGGATATAATAGCACCGAATTCAATCTGCGTTCTTAAAGGGATTAAATCTTTTATAAAAGCGTACACTTCATTCAACGTTTCATCTCCTTTTGCTATCGCACTTATTTGTATTATCATTCGATTTATTTTAGCATTTTATATCTATATGTGCAATAAAAAATACCGCCATTGGCAAAAATGGCGGTATCAAAAGAAGGTGGTTCGATATGAACAATTCAATTATACAAAATGTATTGTCGTTTGTCTACTTCTTTTTTGCTTTGGACTTTGCTTTCTTCGCGGTGCTTAATGCAATCGCAACTGCCTGTTTTTGCGGTTTTCCTGCTTTCATCTCGCTTTTGATATTACTTGCTACTGTCTTTTTGGAATAGCCTTGTTTTAATGGCATGATATCAAATTCCTTTCTTCAAAAGTTATTTACCCTTTCCACCTTTTCCGCCAGTGCTGCATTTTTTAGCGTTTGTCATCGTATATCACTTCCTTTCAATTATTTTAATCCTTTTCTGTCAAATTCAATAATGTTCCAATCTTCCGCGAGTAAATCTGCCTGACTTGCAAGCCATGGTATAAATTTATCGTCAGCAGTTTTCATTCCAATCCAATGACATATTTCACAGTTTCCGCTTCTTACGCAATCAACAGTATAATCACTTGGTTTTACAAGAACCAACCACATATTTTTTCCATTCCATCCTTTACGGCAAACCGCGTTTCCTTTTTTTAATGCTTCGATAGCAAGGCCAAACGTCATATTGTCAATGCGTCTATAAGCCTTTTCAAACACATCTTTAGGGCACCATGAAATGTAACCGTCTTCATAAGTTACTTTATATCCTTTTTTATCTTCACGTCCGATACAAATAGGGTGTCCTTTCTTTTCTTCGACCTCAATATCTGTCATAGGTTCTGCTTCAATCATCTTTACGCCAATATATTTTTTCATTTTTATTCTCCTTTTACTTTAATTTTGTTTTTAAACATTCAAGAAATTTGCTTTTTACCTTTTCCCTGTAAACAATCACTTTTTTCGTTGGAAACTTAACCGTTTCAAATTCTGTTTTCTCTATCTGATAACGTGTTAATAATTTATAAATATCGATTCTTCCTAAAAAATAAAATTTTGTTGGTGTTATAAACCAGTGTTCGTCATTATACCTGAAATCAGAACAATTAGGTGGAATATATGGTATTTCATCAGTTATATATACGCATGGATTGGTTGGAAAATGTTTTACAAAAGATTCCATAGGAATGTCACAGTTGCCTGTTATTCCATTTATGCACTTTATTATATTAGTCGAAACGCAAATTCTAGGTATATCACCTTCTTCCGATCGGCATATAAAATTTTTAGTTACAGATCCGGGTATTTTAGGCTTTATCACTGGATTAATCCCAAGATACTCTCTGCTAACGTGTATCCACATTTTATAATCGCTCCCTTATATTTTACCAACCAATAATTATTTTTGCTGCAATAAGTACCCCGGCACAAAGCGCAAATCCTTCAGCAAATTTGTTTATAAAAGTCATTGTTGTTTCAAACAATAAAAATGAGAATCTGGTTTTTAGAACCGCTCTTTTCAAATCCATTTCTTTTTCTAAATCATTCATTGTTCTACCGCCAAATCAACATGTTCAATCCTTGCGCGAAGTTCAAGAATTTGTTGATAGTTTCGCATGTATATATACTGCTCATACAATATTTCATAAGAGCATGAAGGAACAAACGGCAACGATCCGGCTTTATATTTTTTAAGCATTTGTTCAAGCTTATCCGCCCTGATTTTAAGCTCGAAATATTCACCCTTGTATCTTTCTTGATAAAATTCGCTTGTCATCATTTCGAAAGTATCTTTAATTTCCATAAACAATCTCTCCCTTATTCTTCCTTAAAGTTTCTAAACCACTCAAACCCAACACCGTATTTTGCCATAATCAAGCTCTTTGCCATTTCTTCAAGTAATTGGTGCTGTGAAAGATCAAGATACATGCCACTATAATTATCTTCACATGGTTCAATCAAATTGTATTTGCAATGCAATAGTTCATGTACAAGTGTTTGCTCATGACAACACTTAATAACTAAATCATCTTTATCATCTCTGCTTTTAGCTATATCAATTACTGCTGCTTTGAGATGGTGAACAAACGAAATATGACCGGATTCATCATCTTTTGGCATATCATTCGGCTTAACAACTTTAACTTTTATAATCCAATCATCCAAGAACAAACGTTTCTGCCATTCTTTTAAATATAAATTGGCTTCATGCTGATCCTTGAATTCAATGCATGGTTCAGCAGTAAATTCCGGTGTCCATTTTGATATGTTTCTTGAAACCTGAAATTTTTCTTGTTGTTCTTTTAAATCATTTGCTTCTATTTCGCATTCACGCGCCGTTTTGTTTGTCATAAGATTAGAAAATTCTCTACAATATCTGCATTTAATCGGTTCTTTCTTATGATAAATACATTTTTCGCATGGAGTCATTGTATATTGCCTTACTTTGTCCGCATCCGGTTGATTTATAACGATCGTTCCAGCGTATTCGCCTAATGCTTTGTTGGCTGCTTTTTTCAATCGTTTGGTTTCTTTTTCATCGGATCTGGAAACATTGCAGTCTTTTGATTCTTCATTTAACTTTTCTGGTTCAAATGGATCTTTACCGTATTCAGGAAGTTCCGGAATACCATATTTTGCAAAATCTTTTTTGTTTATAGCTATTCCGCAGTCAACTGTAAAATCTTCTGTTCCGAAATTTTCATTTGTTATTGTCATTTCTTCAATTTTTCCGCTACATTTTTTAGCAACATTTGATGCAGTTCCTCTTTCTGTCGGCTTTTCTTTCGCTGGTTTATCACTGTTTCCAAAAATCTTTTCATCCGTTGACGGTATTGCCTTATACCCTGTAGTCCGGTTAAGCTTCATCTTGTGCTGGTGTGCATAAACTCGTACATAATTTTCAGTTACATCGGCTACTTCTGCTATTTGCTTTGTAGTCATTCCGCCATCTATCCATTCATGCATTTTTTCTTCTGTCAGCTTCATGTTTTCCTCACCTATTCCATATTTTATTCTTTCTTCTTCGGTAGCTGTCCATATTTTTACTTCTGCATCTGAATGCTTGTTCTCTCTCCTACTATCCGGAACAGGAGTTGGCATTTGCTTGCTATACATTGTACCCCATCCTTCTTCTCACTCGTTTTTCACATTCTTCTGGTGTTATTCCCAGGCGATGCGCTACTATTTCAAATAATTTTTGCTTGCTTATACTTCCGATGTGATTTAATCCGTGACATCCAGCCTGAAAAGCTGCCGGGCCATCAAGCATAACCACATTTTCCTCCATGTCTGGGCCACCTGCGCCTTTGCTTATAATATGAGCAACTTCAAGGCAATGTTCTTTACCGCATATTTCACAGCATTTATGTTCTTTTCGAAACTTTTTGATGAACGAAGCGTCACGTAATTTATGTTTTGGAAACATCATAGGCCGATTCTTCCATAATTTTTCATTGATATTTCGCATGATAATGAATATGGAAGTTTGTATTCATTTGCAATTTTCACAGCTATTTTTATTTGAGAATGCTTGATTGCTGCATAAGTACATACGTTAAACTCTCTTTTCAATTGTCGTTGGATATCAGAATAAACTTTCCCACGAATAGACGCATCTTTATATGCAGCCGAGTCAATTCCACCAAGACAATTTATTCCGGTCTTTCTTACAACACTTTGAATTTCTTTACAGTCCACATTGAATAACGGTAGATCGTTCTTTATGCGGTCTACTTCCTTTTCAACTCCGCCCAATCTTTTCTCTTGCTCAAGAAGGGCCTTTGCTGTTTCTGCAATCAATTCAATTTGCGTCATTGGCTTGTTGGTATATGATCCGGTCTTACGAATAGTCGGAAGTATTTCATCACACACAACAGTTTGAAATTCCTCTGCTACTTTGTTATTCGCTTTCATTGCTAAACGGTAGAAAATGTTCTCCGGAATAAAGAACGTTTCTGCTGAAAATGTTTCCATCGTCTTCGGTACTGAATATCCAAACCCTGCCAAATATTCTCTAACTCTCGCCCATCTGACAACTTCGTTGCCACTTTTGGCAACGGTCGTAAATCCTAACCCTCTTGCACAATCTTCTAAGCTTAATCGAGCCGTTCCGCTATTATCGATATATGCCCTTACGTCTTTAATTGTTATAACATCATTCATATCAATTCATCTCCCACTTTAATTTATAAAAACTCAATGCCATTTTCATGTATTTCAATATCTATGCCCTCTACAGATATTGTTCTTCCATCCGGTCTTAATGATATCGTTATCCATTTATTCGTTCTTATCTCACGTACGGCAGTTTCCCAGACATACTCAACGACTTCATAACCAAATAAATTTATTACTTTTCCATTATTCATTTTTCATTTTCATTCCGTTTATTCCTAGGCAGCACATAAGAATCATTGAAAAACGTATGTCTCTTTTCATTTCGTTTATTAATTGTTGCCGTTTGCTGTCTTTGTTTTCTTCGGTAACATCGTTTGTTTCTCTGCTGACAGAATATCCATTTCCAAGAATAAATTCTATATGCATGGTGCTATCAACAATTTTTGTTTCTATTCCCTCAATCATCCGCATTGCGTCTTTATCCGTTATGACCATTTCTTTTTTAGATGTGTCTATTCCTTCAAACTCAATGTGCTGTCGTTCAAAAAGTTCTTTATTTTGCCAATATGGCTCGCCTAACTTCGGTGTTATATAAAGGCCTTCTTCATTTCCATCAAACATATCATCGTTTTCAAATCTTCTAAGCATTATATTTGCTTGCGCTCTTATCATTTCTTCAGCCTTTACCGCTTTTATTTCCAGATATAGCTTTTTCATTGATTCACCCCATCAATACAGAAATTTGAATATATGATTTACATCTTTTGGACTGATCGCGTATTTATTTCCGGTTCTAACCGATCTGACAACGTATTTACCAAACCGTTCAATCAATCCATCCACTTGAACAAGCAAATCATTATCTTTGATTGGTGCAACATCGCATAAAGTAAATTCTCTTTTTATTACCGGATGTTTGCTTGTTATTCCATCCGCCGTTTTGTGTTTTTCCATTACTTTATTTTCTTTAACTATCATATTTCTTACTTTTGCCTTGCGTTTGATCTGTACCATTTGCCCGATTTTTAAAATTATCATTTGTTTTCCTCCCGATTTTTCTTTTTCATTAAACATCCGCACGATCTTGTGAGGTTATGCTTTAAATTGTTTGATGTGACATACGTTATATTGCCACAATCGCATAAGCACTTCCAAATTACATACCCGCGCTGCCGTTTTTCTGTTTTTTCAACTACTTTTAATTTGCCGAACTTTTTTCCCTTTAAGTTGATTGAATTGTCATACATAATCTTCCCCCTTTACTACATAAGTAAACTTAATATATCAGTCGTTGTCAAACCTTGTTTTTGGTTTATTATAACCGCTGTAATTACGCATAAACTTTTCAAAATTACGCGTTTTTTCGTATTCATCCATTCCTTTTTCACCCATAAGTTTCTTTTTATTTGCATCGCTTAAACCGTTGACGAAGTCAATCATCTTATCACGATCATAAACACCTGCATTCTTTCCACTTTTATTCAAATCTTTTACATTTACCGCAGAAAGAATACATCTACAATGAGGATGTGCTGGATATTCTGGCATTTTGTCTTTTGGATAAATTCCATCGCCATACCCAAATAAATCAGAATGTGCATGTACATCGCATATATCAAAAAAAGGATGTGCTGGACTAAGCGACCATTTGTAAGCAGCAATGTTTTCGTCATTTTGGTATTCATCAAAAAACATATCACCATTCAGCCGGGCCAATTCTGTGACAAGTATTCTGTTTGCATAGTAGGCCCCTCTACCGCCAACGGCTTCGTCAGTTGCTTTTTTTAATGCTGCTTGATTAGTTTTATCAAAGCTATCCATTAGACCTGTCAGAGAATTGTATGCTTGTTTCATCTGCCTAGATCCTTCTTGTGTTTCATCTATCCGGTCTATTTGCTTCTGTGCTTTCTTCATAGCACTTTCATATTCTTTTTTTATGCTTTCGTCTCCTGCTGCAACTTTTTTGTACAGAGTTGTTAAGTCGCTTAAATAGTCAGGCAATGTTTCTACTATATTTTTATCAGACAATGCTTGTTTTAACTCATCTGTGAGCTTATCTATTGCCGTGTTTTTAAAATCTATAGACCTTGTAGCATATTCAACAATGTTTTTATTCATAATATTGATTCGGTCTATAAGTGTAAGGCCGTCATCCGCCCATTTATCATTCACAAGTAAATCTGTGTTGCCAAATAGCTTGTATTGTGCATTTACAATGTCTTTTTTTACTCCTGCATAAAAGCCACTAACACTTAATGCAGTGTTAATGGCTATTTTTGTATTTATTCCTTTATCTAAGTTTGATTCAATCGCCTTTATTGCTTTCGCTGATCTCTTACGATATGAAATTAAGAATAAAGCTATGATTGAATCCATTTCGTCAATGTTGAAAATATTGTCTGTGTCCATAACTTATCACTCCCCGGTTAACTTTACTTGTTCGCCTGTTTTTGTTTCCATTGTCTGCTCATTGTATACATCATTTTCCGCTTCGCTTTCGATATCATCTTTAATTTCTTGAATTTCCTCTGGTGTACTATTGCCTTGCAGGTATGCGCTCGCTACATATTTACGTACGGCTACATCAAACTTACTGCCTATCTTTGCTTCAAGTGCTGCTGTTGCATCTGCCAGCATTCCACTAACATCAATAATACCAAAGTCGTTTCCATAGCTAACAGAGTAGTCCTTTTCTTCAATTCCCTGCCATTTACAAAATATAGATATAATATCTTCTTCGGCCCTTTCTAACGTTTTGGCAAAGCTGGAAAGAGATGAGTTTGTTTGTTCAAAATCAAAAGCCTTTGCAACTCCACTTGTTTTTTGCTCTGTTCCCACCACATGAGATAATCGCGCTATCCTATACATTTCCTGTACAAGCCAAGCAAGCTGTTTCTGCTGCATTTCTGCCGAATCTGGCGATGGTGCGATGAATGCAGGTCTGCTTGAGCTTTCACCATCAAATCCAAG